CCGGAAACTGTCATAGAGTAAAATAAGAAATTAATAAATGAATAATAGTAAAGAATTTTAACTTTACGGTTTGCCTCATTGGGCGTCCTTCTAAGATCTTACGTGTTTTCCTTCACGCCATTTATAATGGTTTTCTAACTAAAATTAGTTAACTATAGTAAATAATAAATATATAGAAGAGGGGCCGGGTGCATACCTCTTTAATTTATGGCCTAATTACGGTTTCGTCGAGAAAGCCTAGCCTGCATAACAAGTGCACTAGGTTTACTCTTTTTAGGTTGTTGAGCCGTTTTGCGAACCATAGTTTTCGGTTGAGTTGCAGAAGCAGTAGCTGCGTTGTTGTTTTTGAAACGTCTCATTAGAGCTTGTTCACCTTGTTGTATACGTTTCTCTTGTGTGAGAACCTTCTTTTCCAACTTAGCGACTCGTTTTTCATCACCTCTGACTGCTTTCTGTGCAGCTGTATTGGCTTTCTTGGCGCCAGCCTTTCCAAACAGGCCAGTTAACCAGCTTGCGACGGCCGGGAGTGCAGCAGTTACAACTTTGCCTAAAGTGCCCCAATCATTGGCAGAGGCCGGCAAAGAGTCAGGTCTAGCATGGAAAATGCCAGCAGTCATTTGCAACGCTTCAGGGTCAGGTAAAGGGAGCATCTTTTGGAACGGTTGAAGTGATCCAAAAGGGGATGGAGAGCATTCCCAACCTGTGAAGCCTTTGACCGTGATGTATGGCGTCGTAACTGCAGCTGCACTAATTGAGAGGCCATCGAACATGGTGTAAGACCAGTCAAAATTCTGCCAAGGTGTGTCGGCATTGGTGCCGAGAGCAGCCGGAAAAGTGTTGTTATTGGCACCATACAAGGGCACAAGAGTGGTTCCAACAGTGCTAGCACAGCGTATAAAACATAGGACACAACCGGTAGGTGATACCTGAGTGAATGAATCGCTAGCATCACTAGCCGCGTTCCAAAGAACAACGGTGTCAATTGGTTGTTGAACAACAAAATCGCCATCGCGAGCCATTGACGTGGTAGCCTTTGGGCTACTTACAAGAACGTCGGCAGGCGTATTAGGCAGAACATTACTTATTACATAAGTGTTAGATGAAAAAGGGAGTAATTGAACAGTAGCATTAGGAGCATTATGATCCCAAATTTGGACTTCAAAATCATAACTACTGTCTTTAAGGGAGAGCATTTCAAAACGATCAACAGGTGATTTGTTCAGAAGACAACTATTGAGTACTTTAATCGCTCTCTTTTGATCATTCTCATTCATAGTGGAGAGAAGATCAGCAAAGCGTGTTCTTTTAATGTTCGGTTTGAATTTAGAGGTTGTTCGAGTTCCTTGATTACTAAAATCCGTGGCATTTAGATAAAAAGTGGTGCTCTTATATCCAGTTCTAAATACGTCAACATCGGTTTTGAAGTTATTGAAATTATAACCAACGTTTGGAACAGCAACTACATTGCCAGAAATAGCAGGATAAGTACCAGCCACGACAGGTTGATTAGCCATTTGGACCCAACCACCTGCATAGTAGTAAAACACATATGTGTGATTAAAACCGCCACCAGTTTGGACGAATAAAAGCTTGTCAAATGTCGAGGGATTAGCAGAAGTGGCGGACACAGGCAGCAATGCAGTGAGAGGCACGTTAAATTCCGCCTTAGTTTCAAGCGGAACAAAATTAGGCTGAGATGCATCAGGTCGACCTGAATAGCCGGAAGGTAACACTGTAGGCGGGTGAGTAACTTTCTTCACATAATCAGAACCAGCTTGAGTTTGGGCGGCGACGATGACATTGCCTATGCGAGCGACAGCATTATTCTCATTGGCATTAGAATCGGTAACTAGAGAAGCCATATTAAAATATAGAAATAATAATAATGTAATAAATTAAGTAAATTAAACAAATTCGAAATAGAAGCATATATATTAAAAATCAAAATTATTAAGCGACAAAAGTAGAGGTGTCGCTATCCAAAACCACGGGTTTTCTTTGAATATATTTAAGTTCTTCAAATTTCATTTTGGGAACAGTGTTTTTAAGGAAAGAAAACAATATCTTGACTTCTTCTGGATTGATTCTATTGCCATAATGTATTGAAGTTGCGAGGGCTAAGTTATTTAGTTCTGTTTCATTGGCTATTAAATCTGTAGTGGATCTGAGAGCTATTTTAGCTTCATCAAAATGTTTTTGGTTACGGTACATGTTACCGACAAATTTGGCTGTTCTACGGTATAAATCGGGACCAGCATATGCATCGGTCAAGATAAAGCTAGCAAACTCACCTACCTTAGAATTAGAGCATTTGAGCTTATGTTTGCTCATCGAAAGAAATCTCTTGCCTTCAACAGTCATTTCGCTACCAGTGCAGCAATTACTTGAATCATCGCCTTTGTAACCGCCAAATTGGTGGTCATTAAATTTGAAAACAAAATTAGTGAGTGCAATATTGGCCCACGTATTTTCAAGGATAGTGAGAGGGTTGCCTGAAAATTGCTTAAGTTCGCCTTGCAGCGAAATTTTACTTGACATAACGAACATTTTCCAGTGACTTCTGTAAGCTAAAAAGTAGTCATTAATAAACTTAGGTACTCCCGAAGATTCCATCATCCAGTGTGATAAAAGTTGCATAGCCTTAATAAAACAGATGTCCCACTCTCCATAGTCGTTGTCGAAGAAAGAAAATCCTTTACCTGCAGTATTAGATAATAGCGCAGTAAAAATGTCGCGGGTCTCTTCATCACTACCGAACGTAAATATATGAGTTTTAGATTTATTATCACGAAGTAAGCGTGCAAATCGCGTGTGCATTGCACGTGCCCACGCACAAAGTATTAGGTTAATTCTTTTGCTCATAGCTGCAACACCTTGCCCATACTTGTCGGTGTCTGAAAAATCATCCTTCGGATTAAATTTAAGTTGTTGTTTTGCAATAAAATCAAGATACTCATCATAGAAGTTCATTTCTTTGCCAATCTGGTCAACGATGGAAGAATTCGCATTTATCTTTTCTTGGAGAGATATGATGTAATCTCGGTAAGAAGCGCGCAGTTCTTCAGGTCCAATATACATATCTTTCTTCAATTGTTGAATTTTATTCTTATCGCCATATATGGCGTAGCAGAGCCCAGAAAGCAATTGATGTAATTGAATATTACTATTCTTGGCGCTTAATTTGTTCGTTTTTCGAGCATATCTGCCTATAGCCGTGCGCACAGTAAAATATTGGTCTTTGGATGATTGTTGAACTACGTTTACAGGCCTCTCATCCATGGTGTAACCATTTATGTTTTGTGCAACGGACTGGACATGTTCCGGCAAAATGGAGAGCACACCTTGCTCAATCTCTGGGAGAGGATGTTGTATTCCGTTATTTTCAGTTTGCCCAGAATCGTAGGCACCATGAAGTATGTTCAAGACAGCATTCTTAGATGGATTATCAGTTCTAGTTGCTTCGACAGCACGAGCAATGAATTTTGGATTCCGATCTTCTGTTTCCATCTCGGTAACTTTCTTGGCAATAACATCAGTAACGACGGACGCGTTACTGAAAACTTCATAAGTCTTGATCATAGTGCCATCAATTTGAAAATGTTTACTGATGTACTCAGTGTCACCACTGAGAACAAGAGTATTTCTGGCTCGAGTTAATGCTGTATAAACCCACTCAGTTCTTTGAGTGAGTTGTGAACCTATTGAAGCACCATCTATATAGAAAACGACGGTGTCTTCACGGCTACCTTGATAACAGGTAATTGTGTTGGCATTATAACCTAAGCTGCGCAAATTAGCAGCACTATCATTATTAAAAACAATAATTGGAAAGTTTTTAAGCTTATCAATGTGCGCTTTGTAAATAGAGTTGTTGACTTCAGATTTAGTTATAATATTAAAACCATAAGCTTTATTCAAGATGGAGCAGATATCTTTTGGGATTTTATAGACAACGTTTGAATTGTTTTCAACGCCAATGGATGTGATGTGACTCCATGTTTTACCACTATTGAAGTCTATGTAAGGTATTTGGTAAACATCACCCATGACAACGATTCTGGCCGCAGGATTGACATTGTGTATCATCATAAGGTATTCAACTGGAAAAAGGCTAATTTCGTCTATTAAGATAATTTTGGCATTTGGCACATGCTTAAATGCAATGTGTTGAGTGTATGCCTGTACCTTGTATTTTTCCCTTATCTCTTTCATTAGTTGTCTAGTTGGCGTGATAACTAACGGATTATCTTGTTTATATTTGGACATAGCGTCAAACGTTTTACTGGCTGAGGCATACCCCGTGATACATGAAATCTGGAACAATCTAGTGGTCATTTTCTTCATCCCAGGTTTCTCAACGTCAAAGTCTTCCATATTGAGCCAAAATGAGTCATAAAATTCCATACATTTAGCATGCTCATATCTAATTAAAGTGGTAGTTTCTTTTTGCATAAACTTCCCGAAAGTTAGAGCCCTATCGTGAAGAATCTTATCACGACGACCGCGCAAAATGTAATAGCGCTCTTCGTGTCCTTCCTCACACGTTGGACTTTTCCAAGAATCAAAAGAGTCATAATAGGCAGCTATGTCTGCAATGACTTTCATGTTTTGATATGCTTTAATGACCAGATTGCCTCCTAACTTAACATTGCGATTAACGGACGGTATAATCTTATTTAACAATGTTTCAGTATAACATGGTGCGGCAGTGTCACTGATGACCAAATCATATTGTCCTTTGTGTTTAGTCAAATAGTCTGAAGTTGAATAGGGAACGTAATGGGCACATGTTTCACCAATTCGAATGTGTTTATCATCAATGATTTCCAAATTTTTAGATAAAGGAAGCCCATTAACGTAATGTCCAAAGGTAAATTCATGCACATATGGTGCAACAATTTGGGCCAAAACTCCAGGGGCGGCACTAATTTCAAAAAGCGATGTACCGTTATCAAGAATAGAAAGATCCCGTAAATGTTCACAAAGAGATCTGAATTTGATAACAGAGGGGGCGCCACCTTCGACGACAAAATGGTGATATTTGAGTCTAAGATGAATCGGATATTTGCCATTCTTATTATAAATATGTTGCGAATCGCCATCTTCAATGGTTATATTGAGATTAAATCCGGAGGCGATAATGGCAGGTAAACATGAACAAGTAGAATTTTGCCATTCGCCACGATTGAAATAAGAATATATTGTTCTAAGGTTACAGGAGCAGCTGCCATTGTTCATTTGTTTCTTCATAACGTGGTGATAAGACGCTTCGTGCAAAGTTAAAATAAATTGTTGTATATTCATTGGCGTCTTCAAAAGGCTTTTAATCGATTCGTATGAAGATTGAAGGAGGCACATACCTTCAATAAATTTAAGCGACGGAGGAAAAGAGTTAAGGTAATTAAGATATTGTTTGTGCAATTGGGGAGTTGTAAGATCAATCTCTTCCATGTCATCGTTGATCAGAAGTCCAATATCAGAAGTGGTGCCTCCAGCATGCGGATTTGCTGTGTCGCTGTCATCGCTGGAATTTCGTGGGCTGGCATCACATGGTGATTGAGATCCTCTATCATTCCGTCGATCACATTGTTCAGCGTTATTTTTGGATACATCCTCGGGTCTCTCAAGGTTTTGCGAGTTTGCATGGCAACTGCCGTTAAGTATTGGTGGGGAGTCATCTTCATGTAAAAGCATATGTCGTTTAGAATATTGAAGTTCTGCCAAAACGCGATGCTCCCGCAAATGGGCAAAATTTGTAGGTGCGCGATCATTATTTGGACGTAAATTATCGCTTGGTTGGAGTTCATGGGTGGTTCTTCTATGTAATCGGGTTGATATATCTCCAGATCGTATTTCCTCATCAGAGGTCGAATCATTTTCCGCATTAGTTTGCTTGTCCAATAATGAAGAGGAAGTTGATGAGGTGTCAGAAGCTCTCCGAAAAGATTGCCTATCTGATGTCCCTGGTTGAAAGTTGCATAATTCTTGAATTTCGTCTGCCAAAGATTCGCTGCGCTCAGATGGATCAAATAATTCATCTCTAAAGATCTTTGGAAGATGTAATAAGTGTTTTGGTTTAAGCACACAATGTTTCGTGTAAGGCTTGTCTTTGAGATGTACGATATCGTACCTCCATAATCTGGCCTCACGGTCGTTATGTTGTGAAGAGTCAAATTTGGTGTCTTTTCCACATTCGGCCAACCAATTTTGTATCTTGTAAAAAATACTTCGAACGCCATAAGAGATTCCTTCATTATTCGAGTATTTTTTAATGTGTCCAAAAATTTCTGAAATTGTTTGAGTGCGCTCCAATCGTTTAATCGCACCGATAATAAACACGCTGACGACGACATCGTTAAAAGAAGATGAATCGACGTCCCACTTGTTGGCGTAAACAATCGAGCCAATTTTAAGTGTCCGCAGCATGCCTGATGCGACAGTGGCCAGTTCTTTATATTGGTAAGAGGCGTCGTCTTGGCGAGATGCGTATGCAACGAGAGTGTTGACAACGTGGACGGGGACGACATGATGTTTAAGTTCGCCCTGTTCGGCTGCGAAATGTTTTGCAACTGCGTCAAGAGCGGATGGTACAAGACAGACATCACGGGAAAAGGCTGACAAAGCTCTCGACATGTAGTAGGGGCCTCTGAAGTTATTAATTCGCGATAGCTTGAAGATGTGTAAGGGCCCATGAACTGCATAGAGCTCTTTGGTGAGACATTGGGTGCCGAACTCGATACATGTGATATTAAGCCAATCACTCCAAGTGTTGGTGTCGTGGACGTATGGAGTTGAACCATCTTTGAGAGTAAATATAGTTCGTTTAGCATCCTGGTGAAGGTTAAAGAACTTCTCATCCAGTGTGGCAAGTCTTCGTTCATGAAAAGCAAGCGGGATATACAGGTATACGTACATTTCTTCGAGACCATGTCGCAAAAATATTGTTGGCAAATCTGACTGTTTGACGTCATACATAGAATGGACCGCAAAACAGTGAGTGGCGGGATAATCGCACTCTTGAGTTCCGTCAACGCATAAAATGGATTTGCCTCCATTGATCGCATGAGAACGATAAGCGTCGTTTTCAATAGAGTGTCGTTGAGTGTTAGCGAGAACTCGTGTTGCACAACGTTTATCTTTGACGAGCAAGCAATTATGTGCACATCCAACTTTTCGGCCGACACTATCCCCAATCGAGATAGTGTTTCCCTTGGATATTGTTCGAGAAATTCTTTTAGCGTGCGCATTTGCATAGTCGTTGAGCACAGCAAGCACGGAATGTGAACAGTGCTTAAGCTCTGTAGCGTCTGGATCTTGATAGACGTACATTGATGGAAAACAGGATTGCAGGTGTTCTGCATCTTCCTGGGTAATATAGTAATTGTGTTTAAAGGCATGTTTAACTAAATTATCGTCGATATCTTTAATTAGCTTGTTTCTAGTCC